TTAGGTATGGTAATATTGTAGTAGGTCAAAGACCACATTAAAAATTTAGGAGATATTACATGGCAATTACAAAAGATTTAAAGGCTGACAACGGTGCTGAGCAGGTCGTATTTGGTCGATTACTTTCTAAGGCTGCTGAATTAGACGGTGCACGTATTTCATTACAAACAACTCTTGATTACACTTGGGAACGTGACAGCGACAGTACAGAAACCAAGGACGGTTCAATGACACGATCAGGTGCTGCTGAAATTGAAATGGATGTTGAATTCTTGAGTTCTGATGATCCATTGATTAAGGTTTTCAAGGAAGCTATTACTAAGAATGAAGTTATCGAACTATGGCGTGTTAACTTTAACCAAACCGGTACCGAACCCGGTTCACACCCTGCTGAATATATGCGTGGTTACGTTACAAGTTTCGAAGAGAACGCTGATGCCGATGACTTTGGCACAGCTAAGGCTGAAGTTTCAATTACTGGAACACCAAAGGACGGATTTGTAACCGTTGATAACGCTGTTGCTAGTGGTATTGACTATGCATTCCGTGACTTGGCAAAGACTGGTACATCATCTACTGGTGCAGCAAAGTAATATACAATTATTAACACCAATCGTTGCGGTTGGTGTTTTTTTGTGTTAAGATTATTCTATAACAGGGAGGTAATACATTATGGAATTAGAGATTAAAGGTAAGGTTTATTCATTTAAGATGACGCTTGGTACGATTAAGGCGATGAATCAACGCTATCATATTGTACAAGATGGTATCACGTTAAACACAGGTATTCAACAAACATCTATGGGTCTGTTCATGCGTGATCCAGAAGCGTTGGGTAATTTGTTACTTGATGCAAACCTTGGACAATCACCACGACTAACTGAAAAAGTCCTAGAGGCTTATCTAGATGATGAAGATGTAGATATCGAAGATTTGTACCAAAAAGCTGAGGGTTTATTGGAAAAATCCAACCTAACCAAGAAGCAATTCGCAGCGATGAAGGAAGCAATGAAGGAAGTACAAGCGTAAACACGTTTGATACTTGGTTACATGAATGTTTAATTGAGGGGATCCAGCATTTTGGATTGAAGCCCGAAGAGGTTTGGGCGTTGACTGTTGATGAATATAGTGCTTATACAGAAGCATATTCATTGGCTGAAATAGAACGTCAAGAACGAGTTGTACTTGATGAGTATAGCCGATTAAAGGTTAATGCAACAGACAAGAAGGGTAAATTTATCAATCGTGATTATATAAAGGCATTTGGTAATGACTTTGAAGAAATGCGTGAAAAGGTTTACTCAACGTTCAGAACAGGACAAGAGTACCAGACCAAAGAACAACTTGAGAATACCAGTCGAAGAGAACGTATTGAAACAGCACACGAGCGTCAACTAAGATTAGATGAATTTTTAAACGGGAATGCATAACAATATGCGTTCCTTTTTATTTTGTCCATTTTTAAGGTTACTTTAAGGTTTGTGAATTATAATTAATATATTCAATAAAGAAAAGAGGATATAATTATGATGAAGTTATTACGAAATTTTGTAGCATTGGTGGTAACACTTTTAACTTTCCCTTTGTGGGCACCAGTTGCATTTGTTTGGGGTATGATCATGACACCACGAAACGGTAGCGATGAAGATAGTAACTATCATAACTGGGACTAACAAGTCAACCTTATTCATGTTAAAATTAGAGGAGTAATTAAGTTTTAACATGAAAGGAAATTAACAAATGTCTGATACGTATACACTTACGGCTAATTTTGTCGCCAACACGGCAAATTTTAAGTCACAAGTAGACTCAGCCGGTCGTTCGGTTGATAATTTTGAACAAAAGACAAATAAAACGGGTGGTTCAACGGGACAGTTCGGACAAAAAGTAGCAAGTGGTATGAAAATAGCGGGTGTTGCAACTACCGCAGTTGGTATTACAGCCCTTAAGTCGTTCGGGCAGTTTGAACAGTCATTAAACTCCGCAGCTATTATTGCTGGTGGAACAAGTAAGGATATTGACGGACTAAGTAAGGTTGCCCTTAAAATGGGTCAGGATCTACCTTTGAGTGCGCAAGACGCAGCGGACGCTATGCAAGAAATGGCACGAAACGGTGCTAGTGTTGGGGAGATTAAAAAGGTATTCCCTGCCGTTGCCAAAGCGTCAACCGCGGCAGGTGCTGATTTAAAAACGACTGCTGGTGTTGTTCAACAAGCTATGAATGTATGGGGTGATAGCCTTGAGAGTCCAGAGCAAGCGGCTGCTGTTCTAACCAAGACAGCCAACCTATCCAATGCTTCAATTGAGAGTATGCAACAAGCGCTTGCCACAGTCGGACCCGTTGCATCATCTGCTGGTATTAGTATGGCAGATACCAGTGAGGCAATCGGTCTCTTAACTAACACTGGTATGAGTTCTGCACAGTCAGCACAAGATTTACGTCACGCCTTACTACAAATGCAAGCACCTACTCAAAAGAGTGCTGAAATGGCTAAGTCACTTGGTATTAGCTTTAATGACGCTAACGGTAAGATGAAGCCACTACCAACAGTATTGCGTGATGTTTCACGTGCAACTGACGGTATGGGTGATAGTCAGAAGAAGGCAGCACTTAAGACTATGTTCGGAACGGCTGGAATGCAGGCGATTTTACCGCTACTTTCATCTGTTGATGATAAGAGTAAAAACACCAGTAAGTCTTGGGACGCATACAGTGAAGCTTTGAAAAAAGCCGGAGGCAATACTAAGTTAGCTAATCAATACTTAAATCAACAAGCTAGCGATATGCAAAACAACACAGGTGCTTCTCTGGAGCAGGTTGGTGGTGCATGGGATAGTTTCGCCATGACGTCTATGGCAGGCGCTAAGAAGACTAATATGGCTGTTTTAGGTATGGGTGCGAACATGCTTACATGGGCAACACAAAGTCAGAGCGCAAGCGCTCAAGCTTTGCGTGGGTTCATGGGGTTCTCAACATACCTTGGACCCGCCTTAACTGTTGTGGGATCTAGTGCTGCTTCGTTCAATTCGATTCTAAACGCCACAAAGTCCGTTATGGGTGGAGTTGGTGCGATTGGTCGTGGAATTGGTGGAGTATTTAGTGCCTTAGGTGGTAAGTTCGGTTCTGCTGGATCTGGTGCGTCTAAAGCAAGCACAGCCACCAAGGGCATGGGAGCAGCAACTAGAAGTGCAGGAAGTTCGGCAAGCAGTGCAACTGGTGGATTCAGTGCATTCGCAAGCGGTGCCATGAAGATTGGTATTGGTGTTGGTGTTGCCACTGCTGGAATTGGTTTAATGGCAATGGGAATCGCTCAGTTGGCACAAACGGGTACAGCTGGTGTTACCGCAATTATTGCATTGAGTGTAGGTATATCTGCCGTGGCCGCAGTCCTTGCTTTGCTTGCGCCAATCTTACAAGCGAACTCAACAGGGTTACTTGCATTAAGTGTAACAATGCTTAGTTTTGGGGCGGCCGTCCTAATGGTTGGTACAGGGATTAGCCTATTAAGTGCCGGATTGGCGCTATTAGTTCAATCGTTCATTCAGCTTACTACGGTAGCTAATCAGATTGTGCCTACATTAACCGCTATTGGTGTTGGATTTGCTTCAATGATTGGTGGTTTTGTAACAACCCTATTAGGGTTCATGCCACAGATCATTGCATTATTCTCAGCAATGTTTGCTGGAATGTTGAATGCAATTATTACCAATGGTCCCCTTATGGGACAAGCGTTCACAGTTATTCTACAAACACTGGTTACATCAGTTGTAGCTAATTCTGCTATTATTGTAAATGGTTTCATTACACTGATGATTAATATTATGAATGCAATTGCAACAAATGCACCAGCATTAGTTGCGTCATTCACTAATATGATAGTTTCAATCTTAAATTCAGTTACTGCAAACTTGCCAACAATCGTTGCATCATTCACGAATCTTATGGTTTCAATCATGGATTCTATCTCTAATAATGCACCTAAGATTATCGATTCGTTCGTTAACATGGTTATTTCAATCTTAAATGCAATCAGTAGTCGAATGGGTGACCTAGTTAAAGCCGGTATTCAACTGGTAGTATCATTCTTAGATGGTATCAGTCAAAATATTGGGGACGTTATCGATGCGGGTGTCAATCTGATTGTTTCAGTCTTGAACGGTCTTGCTGACAATGTTGATAAACTAGTACCCGCTGGTATAAACTTGGTATTTAAGTTCCTTAATGGAATTATCGAGCAACTTCCAGCTGTTGCAGCAAAGGGTCGTGAGTTAGTTACACGACTTGTTGAGGCAATCGGTAACATGGCCGGTCAACTTGTGGGGTCTGGTGGTAAGTTACTTCAAGCATTCATCAAAGGGTTCCGTTCAGGATTCAGTTCAGCCCGTGGTGCTGGTTCAGGAGCAGGTGATAAAACAAAAGGGGGGTTGATGAGTATTAGCCTTACAGGCGTTGGTAGCGACCTAATGCAAGGGTTCCTGAATGGTATTAGTTCAATGGCTGGCTCAGTAATGGAAACTGCTCGTGGAATCGCCAATAGTGTAAAGAACACTATCAAGGGTGCATTACACATTGGTAGTCCATCAAAGGATATGATTAAGATTGGTGGCTGGACGTCTGAGGGGCTTGCTATTGGAATTGAAAAGCAAGGTAAGCTTGTTGGTCGGGCAAGTGCAAACGTAGCTGAATTAGCCCGTATTGACCCTATGAACGTGCAGGGGTCTGTGAACCTACCACAAGGTATGGATTTCAATAACGGAAGTGTTGAGATGACGATGAGCGATCGTATCCAACCAGCTAACATTAACCTAAACCTTGGCGGTCAGGAGTTCACTAAGTTTAGTAAGAATATTTTTGCTGAACAAGGTATTAACAATTCTGTTAAATCAGCACGTCAAGTGTTCTAATATGGTACAATTGAGATAGACTTTTATAGTCTATCTTTTTTTATTGGAAAGGAAATTAAAATGAGTTATGAATTCAGAGATTTAACGAAACTATCATATGGAACAATTGATGATTTACCAAGTGAAAGTTTTATCTTCAACGGTAGAATCCTAGATGAATACCTAGAGGGGTACCGGACAATTTCTGTTCAGGGTCGTGAACAGGTAAAACGTAACTTGAATACCATTACACTTAATGGGGACGGAGAATACCTAATTGATTCACGATATCCAGAGCGTGATATGGTAGTTAAGTTTTGGCTTGAGGGAAATGATACAGATGAGTTTAATGAGCGTTGGCATAAGCTGGTAGGAGCACTTCAGGGTACAAAAGTACCGTTTCAATTCTTAGATGAACGTGAAATTACACGATACGGAACGGTAACAGATATTAATAATGAAGAACCGGGACGATTAAACATTCAAGGTTCAATTACAATTCACATGAGTGATCCGTGGGCATACTATCCAGAACAAAAACTAACTGGTGCTGAAATTGTTCTAAATGACAGCAAGATTGCTAATGACGGTTTTGTACCAAATGCAATTGCTTTCACCGTGACAGGCGCAGGAACATTTAAGGTTGAGGCGCTCCAACCAGCTACCAATGCCCGCATTGTTGGTGTTGATTTCACAAAGTCATATCCGACTGGGTCTAAGATTTATGTTGATTTTAAGGCTGGTAAGGTGTACCTAAACGGTAATAAAGATATTACAAGCGACTTGGCATTGAGTAGCACATTAAGCAACTTCCGTGTTCACAACCTAGATAAGATTGTAGCGACACCAAACGTTGTTAGTGACTTATCAATGGCTTACAATCGTCGAATTATTTAGAAAGGAGAATATATGCAAAATATTATTAAGTTGGATAAGGATACTCACATTGTTAGTTGGTTAGATGAAAGTGTTGTGATTGAAGCAAACGTTACAATGACGATTAATGAAGCTAGTCAACTAGTGTTGAAACTTCCCGAAACAAGTCCGCTAGAGCCTAACGTTCGCTACATTGCTACGACACACCCGAATAACCCTGATAAATTCCTTTTGTTCGTTGTTTCACGAATGCAAACAGACGATTCAGGTGTTATCACGTACACTTGTAATGACTTATTGTTTGATAATCTAAAGTATGGGAACACCATACCAGATAAACGATATTACAATCGTCCAGTTACGCAAGCCTTAAACGGAATCGCTAGTCAATATTATGGCGATTACAAATGGAATTTCACAACCAATTTAACGGGGAGTGTTAACCTTAATTTCTACTACATTCAGACACTGGAAGCCTTGTTTAAGATCATTGAACAAAAGGGTGGTGAACTTGAATTAAATGTTGATATTGACGGAAATAAAGTTAGTGCTTTCAATGTCAATATCAATCGTGCAACTGGTAGTGATAAGGGTGCGTGGTTCGAGTATGGCGACAAGTTATTAAAAGTTGAGGGGGATACTGATTTCAGTAACATTATTACCTTAATTTACCCACGTGGTAAAGGGGAAGAGATTGTTAACGACACTGGAAAGAAACCTGATACACCAGAAGGATATGGTAGACGTTTAACAATCAACGGTCAGCCTGTTAACGAATATCACCCCACCAAGGATAAGGAATGGGTATTCGATGAAAAGGCTAATGATGAGTGGCATAATCTTGGGGAACAGTATAATCGTCGTGAAGTGACTATCATTTATGAAGATGAAACTGATCCCGCTCGATTAATGGAACGTGCCATTGCTGATTTAAAACGTCTCAACCACCCACAAGTATCTTATTCAGTCAATGTGATTGAAGCAGGTAACTTGTCCTTGGGGGATACAGTACGTATTGTCTATCATAAGGGCGGAGTTGCTTACAAAGACCGTGTATACAGTGTTGAATACAACTTGGTACACCCTGAACTGAATACGGCACACATTGGTACCAATATGGAAAACCGTTCAGTTGATGCACAAATAGGTAGTGTTGCCAATACTGTTGCAAGTGCAACCAATCAGATTGCTAATATTTACCAAAACCCCACCGGTTCTAAAACGGGTTATGGTGCATTGCCTGAACCTGAAGATTTTCGTAAGGGTGATGTTTGGTTCAAAACGAATACTGACGGAACTACTGAAATGTACTACCACGACGGTAAAGCGTGGGTATTGAGTGCTTCTACTGATAAAAACGACACAAGTCTAAGCGCGCGTGTGTCAGGTGATTCAAATGTGTATTATGGTGATAAGTTCGAAGGTGGCGCAACGTATCCACCACACCCTAACGTCGGGGACACTTGGTTTAGATACACAGGTGATAATTACAACCTTACTAACATGTATCGCTATAAAGGTGGTACTGTCGGAGATAATGGATGGGTAAAATTCAACGGTGCTTACGACGCTTCTGGTCTTACATCTGGAGTTGTAGACGGTACCGTGGTTGGACTTACAAACCTAGATGCTGACGAGATTAAGAAGGGTGTTTTAGATGCCAATAGCGTACCTGTGGTTAACATTGACGCTTCAAAGATTACCAAAGGAATGATTGACGGTGAAGTTGTACCTGTTGAAAACCTGAATGCTGATAAGATTGTTAAAGGGTCAATTGATGCTGGTAAGATTAATGTTAACAACATCAATGCTGGAAATATCACTTCAGGGCATCTATTAAGTAACATTGTTGAAGCAATTAGAATAGACGCTGAACAAATTGTAGCTGGTACAATTGACGCAAGTAAAATCAATGTG